TCTAGGGGTTAGGACAGGAGATTTTCATTCTTCAAACAGGGGTTCGATTCCCCTACCGAGTACAATATTTATCATAAAATAGGTTGTCGTCAATTAGTTATATTTATCTTTAAATAATTAAAACGATAATGAAAAATATTATAACCTGGTTAGGTGGTCTTTTCAAAGATGAAAAAGGCACACCGTCTTCTAAGAGATTCGTAGGAATCTTATGCGCATTAACATTATGTATTACTATGTATTCTAATTCATTTACAGAGGCTCATTTTGCTCCTTCTAAAGAATTAGTTGATGCTGTTGCATTACTTGCATTCGGATGTTTAGGTCTTGCATCTGTAGATAAAATTTGGGGTAAGAAAAGAGAAGGAGAAGAATAATGGCAGCACCTAAAAAAACAGAAATTAAAGTTCCTTCAGCAATGCCTGTATCTTTTGAGCAGTTTAGTAAAGATCCTGTAAAAGGTTTATTATTTATTGTACTAGTAGCTATCGGGTATTTATATATAGATGGTAAGATGAATTATACTCAACAAATAGATAAATATAATACAGAAGTAATTATGTTAAATCAAAAAGTTGATAAGTTAACAGAACACATTAGAAAAAGCGATTCAACACTTGGATATATGATTTCAAAAGTTGAAATGTTACAAATAATAAAATGAGAATAGCTATTATATTTATACTTTTAATGACTGCTGTTTTGGCTCAATCACCAAAAGTAGTAGATCCTAAAGAAAAAGAGTTAGATGCTCTTATGTCAAAATCTCAAGACAGATTAAAAAAGATTAATGTGCTTACAAAGCAGATTGATAAAATGTCTTCAAGCAAGGTAAATGGGATGAAAGAAAGTATAGAAACATTACAGGAAGAAAAAACACAATTAAAAAATGAATTACAAGAAACGAAGGCTATTGTTGAGTATAACTCTCCTGATAAGTCTATCCCATTCAGTCTTGAGCCAATCGTATCCGACTCAACGAATTGAGGGGAAAGATACTGTTGTTATAATGACCAAAAAACAAGCAGAGAATATCAATATTGTATTTAAAAATACTAAAACACAGATTGATAAACTTAAGATAGAAATTGATTCTATTACCAAAATTAAACCTACTGTAGTTAGAGATACTATTTACAAACGTGGTTCTATTTTAATTCCTAATGGAAATTATTTGCTTTATAACTTTAACGAAGCAGAGAATAGGTATGAATTAGATCCTAACTCTGTTATAGCTGCTAAAGGTACAGATGATGAAGCTACTACTAAAAAAGATGTAGTCATTACTACTATAGGATTTGTTACTATATTTTCTTTATTTATTTTATTATTATAACTTATGCAATTATCAAAGTATTTCACATTAGCTGAATTAACTCCTTCAGGAACAGCAAAACGTTTAGGTATTAAAAATGATCCAACTCCTGCACATTTAGAGTGCTTAAAAGGATTATCAGTTAATGTATTAGACAAAGTAAGAGAACATTTTGGAAAACCAATTTGGGTTTCTTCAGGTTACCGTTCTAAAGCATTAAACGAAGTTACACCAGGTTCTAGTGCTACATCACAACATTGTTCAGGTGAAGCAGCTGATTTAGATCAAGATGGTAGAGGTACAGGTGTAACTAATAAAATGGTATTTGATTACATCAAGGACCACTTAAATTTTGATCAATTAATTTATGAGTACGGAACTGATGCTAATCCTGATTGGGTTCATGTTAGCTGGGAATCTACAGGTAAACAAAGGAAGCAAGTATTACGTTGTACTAGAGTAAACGGTAAACCAGTTTATACACCCTACAAGTAATTCAATTACAGCTTGGCATCATGACTACTCTTTATTATATATCAGGAGTATGGACATAGATAAAGTATTTAATTCATTTAATGATGGAGAGTTTCAAGAGGCAATTAATGACCTCAGGGACACTCCTTCTTATTGGATTGGTATGTTTAAAAAACTAATACACAACTATAATAATGGTTATCAATATTTCATGAAAAATCTTCTAGACTCACTAGAAGATGAACATGACATAGATAAGGAAAAAGTAAAAGACACAGTTGAATACTTAACTTATTCTATAGCATACTCATACATTAAAAGACTTGATATTACCGATTTATCCCATGTATATTACATTACCTTAGCAGCTGACGATATGCTGTTGACTAGTGTTAAACGTTGTTTATACTACTTTGAATCAATAGAAAGATATGAAGATTGTGCATATCTAAAATCACTTGAAACAGAAGTAAACAAAATCCTCATAAAATTTGGCTCCCCAAGTAAATAACATTATATTTTGAATACGGGTTTTAAGGATTAAGAGAGATAGGGAATAAGAACGAAACAAGAACAAAAACACCTAGAGAATAAAATGGGTGGTTATAAATAAACATATGAGAAATAGAGAAATTTTTAATAGGAAATTAGAGAATTTAGAGTCTAATTTAACTAAAATGTCTTACTTATTAAGACGCCAAGGAACTAAAGATGAGTATGATGACATGATTACATCTTGTAGAGATCTAATTGAACAGATGAAATCATATATTAATATGGAACCTGTTACACCTAATGAAATCAATAAGTACTAATATGTTACAACCGGAACAAATATTAAGTAACTGGGAAGAGTTCTTAGGTTATATTGATACGCACATTATGGGAGACCGTGGTGCTAAATTAAAAGCGTTTTATGAACAATATTCTGAACGTTTTATGATGATGCCTGCTGCTCATAAACCTCAATATCATAATTGTTTTCCTGGTGGATATATAGACCATGTTAATAGAGTAATTCAAGGCGCTTTAAAAATAGATCGCGTATGGAGAGAAATGGATGTAGTAGATACTTACTCTACTGAAGAATTAGTATTCTCAGCTATGAATCATGATTTAGGTAAATTTGGAACATTTGAACAAGAAGCATATCTACCTCAAACTGACCAATGGAGACGAGAAAAATTAAATGAACCTTATATGTTTAATGATCGTTTAGAGTTTATGTCTGTTCCTGATCGTGGTTTATATATATTATCTCAGCTAGGAATTACAGTTACTAAAAATGAGATGTTAACTATTAAATTACATGATGGTCTATATGATGAAGCTAATAAACCATACTTAATGTCATGGATGCCAGAAACTAGACCTCGTACTTCATTAATCTATATTGTTCATCAAGCCGATTTAATGGCAGCAAGAATTGAATTCGAAAGAGAATGGTTACCTAAATTATTAGGTCCAAAACCAGAAAATAAATCAAATTTTAATTTAAAAAAGGAAGATAAAAAGACACCTATTAAATCTAAAGCACTAGGTAGTGTTAAAAGTGAAGGTTTAAAAAATGTAATGTCTAATTTCTTCGACGAATAAAAATGATATTAATAATATTAAGTATATTGGTTGTGATCCTAGGGTTCACGACCTTTAACCTTCTAATGAAAAATGAACAAGCAGAAGATATAATTATGTCTCAAGATACATTTATATCTAAATTTATGGATACAGTTAATAAAGCTGATGCCAAATTAAAACAAATCGATCATAAAGGTTCATTTGAATCAGATGATGAAATAGGATTCTTTTTTAAAGAAGTAAAAAATATACAAGCAACACTGAATGAGTTCAATAATAAACGCTAGTAATTTACCTAAGAACCCAAGTTCTACTAGGTACTTTACTCAAGATACAGAAGATGCTATCGTTGCTTATAATAAGTCTTTAGACTTTGATGAACGTGATAAGATTTATAATAGAAGAATTCATTATGCTTTTTTTAAGCTAACGGAGAATATTATACATACGTTTAAATTTTATTATACCGAGGTAGATAATATTGAAGATTTACAACATGAAATTATAACATTTCTATTAAGTAAAATTCATTTATTTGATCCAAGTAAAGGTGCTAAAGCATATTCTTACTTTGGTACTATTGTAAAACGATATTTAATTATATCTAATACTAAAAACTATAAAAAACGTATTGATAAAGCACCAATTGAGGATTTAGAACAAGACGAGAAACATTCGTATGAAATCGATGATATCCCGCCTAATGAGCGCTTAAATGAGTTCTTAACACTATATACTGAATACTGTTCTAATAACTTAAAAACATTATTTCCTAAAGATGGTGATGCTAAAATAGCTGATGCGATTCTTGAATTATTCCGCAAACGTGAGGTATTAGATATATTTAATAAAAAGGCGCTTTATATATACATTCGTGAAATAATTGATGTAAAGACACCTAAAATTACTAAAATAGCTAATAAATTAGGTGATATATTTAAAGAACATTATTTATTTTATATTGAAAACGGATATACAAATTTCTAAGTATCATATTTATAAATAAAAATCATGAGTAATTTAGAATCAGTTGTTTTTGGAAACAAGAAATTCTCTGATATCTTAAGCGAGATATACGATAATCAAAAGAAAAAAGAAAAACAGATATCAACTTTAATAGGTGAATTAAAACCATTAATTAATGATATTGGTGATGCTACATTAATTGTACCTTTAATTAAAGAATATTTAGAAATAAGTGTTAAAAACGATGAACAATTAATTAAAATGGCTACTATTGTTCAACGTGCTTTATCTAACTCAGCTGAAGCAGGTAATGGATTTGATTTATCGGACGAAGAAAAAACACAACTATTAGCCGAAATAGAAAAAATAAGCAAAGATAATGACAGTTAAATATGGATTTGGTTCAATGTTTAGTGGTTTTGATACTACAAACAAAAACTATGCTATTAATACTGCTTTAGCTTTAAATAATTTAATAAGAGCTGTTAGGGTTAAATCTATAATATTAGATGAATTTCATCCTAGATTTGTAGAAGCAGGAGAATGGAATGGATTAGGTACTATTGAATATGATTCAGTATCTACTCCTAACTTATTTCCTAACGCTATATGGCCATTAGCTAAACCAGTATCTCCTAATACTAAAGCATTACCTTTAGTAAATGAAATTGTTTATCTTATATCTTTACCTAATACAGGAATAGGTCAAACAACCACAAATAAAATAGCTTATTATATTAATACTGTAAGTATATGGAATCATCCACATCATAATGGATATCCTGTTAATTCAAATATACCTCCTCCGTCACAGCAAAAAGATTATGATCAATCTACATTAGGTAGTGTTAGACGTGTAACAGATCAATCAACAGAAATATTTTTAGGTAAAACATTTGTTGAACGTTCAAATATTCATCCTTTATTACCTTTTGAAGGTGATATAATACAAGAAGGAAGATGGGGTAATAGTATTCGTTTTGGTTCAACAATTAAAACTAAAGAATTACCTTCAATAGGATTAAATAATTGGTCTCAAGGTCCAAGTAAATCTGGGGATCCTATCACTATTATTAGAAATGGTCAACCATTAAATGTAGATTCTAAAGGTTGGTTACCTATAGTAGAAAATATCAATGATGATTTAACTTCTATTTATTTAACTAGTACACAAACTATACCATTAAATGCATCTAGTGTTAGTTATTTTAGTTATCCTAATAACCCACCTCAAGAT